CCGCAACTGCTGATCTTATGTTTGCTCTTATTTCTACGGAGGAATTGGAGGAACAGAATCAGATAATGGTCAAACAACTAAAGAATAGATACTATGATCCCACTCTTAACAAACGTTTTGTCGTTGGTATTGACAGAGCGAAGATGAGACTATATAATGTTGAGCAAGAGGCACAGAATAATATCATGGACTCTGGTCAGGTCAAACTGAATGAAGAAACTGTGAAAGTATTGACAGGTGCTAATAAGAAAAAATTTGAGGACTTTAACTTTTGAGAGACCAAGCATCTGTAGGAGAAGAAACTCCTGAAATAAAATATGACAGAGCACTTGCTTTGTTTACTGAATCAGTACTAGCACCTGATCATCAACTGAGAGGTTGTGCTCACAATCAAGGTTGCTTTGCTGAACTGATGGAAATCAGAGAACATGTCTTAGAATATCTAAAGACATTACGAGAGGTCACACACCATACCAATCCTGATGAGAGTGATGACATCGAGACTGCTAAATTATTGAATGTTAAATCATGAGTGTAGATTTCAAAAGATACGAGGAGTTCGTAGATGCTGTCACATCCGATTGTTCTAAAGATTTTGTCGATCTTTCTGATCGTTTGGTTGAACTTAACAGAGAGGGTGCCAATATTGAACGTCTTACCACTTCTGGTGTTGGCCTTGCTGCTGAGTCTGGAGAGTTCTTGGAGATCGTTAAGAAGATGGTCTTCCAAGGTAAGCCTTGGAGTGACGCTAATAGAGAACATCTTCTTATTGAGTTGGGTGACGTTATGTGGTACGTAGCACAAGCATGTATGGCATTAGATGTAGACTTTGAAGAAGTCCTTGAGATGAACGTCAAGAAATTAGAGAAGAGATATCCTGGTGGATCATTTAACATCCACAAGTCAGAGAACAGAGCAGCAAATGACCTCTGATTTATATGATGACATGGGTAAACTCAATTCATTGTACCAAGAATTAATGTGGGACAATGAAGATGAGTTAGAGTTTGTACCAGACTATAATAACGATAGAATAATTATATACAATAAATCTAGACAGGGAGATAATCCTCACATACAAATACATGGAGAAAATTAATCTATTCCCTACAACTATAGGGAAGTTTAATTTAATTGACTATGCCGATTGGGTTGCCAAGAGGTATGAACATCACATGTTTGAACGTGGTCAGACAGGTGAGATAGATGGTAAGGTGTTAGTACATCTCGACCCACAGATGAATAGTTTCATGTTAGAAGTCAATGACTGTATAGATGAATACCTATGTACTATGAACGTCAGGTATGATATACATTTCATGAAGACATGGTACGCAGTGAGTGGTGAGGATAGTTCAGTTCCTAATCATAACCATGACCCTGCTCATATATCATGGGTGTATTACTTGGACACACAAGACCCACTAACCTTTACAAAGGATAGTCAGAACGAGTGGTTCCCACATGCCTTTGCTGATGTAGAGAAGAATTTCTTTAACACCTCAGCATGGGAAGAGAACACTAAGGAGGGTGACCTACTAATATTCCCTAGCAATCTCAAGCATATGACACACAACACAGGACATCGTTGGAGTGTAGCAGGAGACGTGCTACTTACTAATCCAGATCTAAATAAAGAAGGAGGACTCACACATCCTAGATACTGGAAACAATTCTGATGGCATTCAACGTAGTACCTACATCATTTAAAGAATTTAGAGAGAAGGCAACACATCTAGACGCATTTGATGAAGCATGTCGTGTGTTTAGTTATTGTGTAAAGCATGTACCAGATGTGAAAGATCCAATCGCAATGGATAAAGGTAACAGTAAAGATATAAAATTGTTTCGTGGACTACAAGGTTTCGTAGAGATAGATGAGATAAAATCAGCGTGTAAGGTAGATAAATTAAAGTTAAACAAACAGAGTTGGGGTAACGGAAGTAGAAAAGGAGGTGGTGCTAACAATGCGGGTACTGCTTTTGAGAAGAAGTTACAGGCAGAGTTAGCTACGTGGGTAGCAGATAATAAGTATCCTAGTGGCATCTATGGTGATCTAGTAAAACAAATAGTAGAAGATCATGGGCTAGAAGATTGTCGTGCTATTGATATAGTCTGGGCAGGACCTCAGAACACAGCAAGACCACTGAAGTGGTCAGGTGGATGGATGGTAGGTTCAGCAGGGAAAGGTAACTTTGACATAGGTTCTAAGGTTACTGATGTAACTATCAAACTTACATGTAAAGATGGTAGTAAAAGAAACGTTTATATCTCAGCAAAAACTACAGGCACAGTTGCCCTATCAAATCTAGGTACAAAGAAGAATGTATTTCCTCCTAAAGATATACTCAAGGAGCAACCTAGAAGTGGTAGTAGATTTCCTGACGCAGGGAAATACTTATGTAAGACGTTTGGTATAGATGAAGAGAAGATGTGTGCTGTGTTTAAAGATGCCAATGATCAACACAAGCAAGGTATAACTAATGTCAAAGTTAAGGTGGGTAGTGTAGACACGTCACCAAAATATGATAGAGGTCATCTATCTGATTTAATTAAGGGTTGTCTAGGTCATGGGTATCACTATGCTCATCTACAGAAATCATATATCAAAAACTTCAATGTCACTGACAAGGTAAACGATGCTACATCTAAAGTATCTAAGGTTGAGATATACTATGGAGGTAAGAGTGGTGAAGGACAACGCATAGACATGCTAGTAGAAACTAACACAATGGAACTAAAATTTAATATCAGAGACACCAGTGGTAAGGGAGAAGGAATCCCTGACAAGTTCCAAGCTGGTTACAAGTTCTATGATGAGAGTGAGTGGACACTAGGTGATGGGGAGTACGACGATGGCTAACGTAACGAAACTAAAACACCTTGAGCATATAGAAGATGAGATGCTCAACTATGGTACAGAAGGTTGTGAAGCCGCAGTCCGTTTTATGCAGGAACTCACTAAGATGTTAGGTGGAGCTAGCACAGCAGGATTCTTACAGACTAAATGGGATGGTGCTCCATCTGTAGTATGTGGTATTGACCCTGCTAGTGGTAAGTTCTTTGTAGGTAACAAGTCAGTCTTTAATAAAGAAGAACCTAAGATGTGTTTCAGTGACGCAGACATAGAGTTCTACTACTCAGACAAGCCAGGTCTTGCTGAGAAACTATACGCAGCACTAAAATATTTTGAACCACTAGGTATCAAAGGTGTGGTACAAGGTGACCTCATGTATACTGAAGGTGATAAGAAAGAAGAAACAATAGATGGTCAACAACTTATAACTTTCAGAGCTAACACTATCACATATGGTATTCCCGTAGACCATGAGTTAGGTAAGGCAGTTGCTAAATCAAAGATGGGTGTAGTATTTCATACCACATACAGTGGATCAAACTTAGAGAGCATGACTGCTCAACCTAAAGCATACGTAAACAGTAGTAAAGACTGTGTTTGTATACAGAACGATACACCTATACAGGATGTAGGTATGCCATCTACTGACTATAAAAAGTTTGAGGGTAATGTACAGATCATAGAACAGATGTGTAAGAAGTCAGGTGACTTCCTAGATGAACTGGTAGCAGGATCAGGAACCAGTGGTGAAAAGAAATTTTATGTAGGATCATTTCTCAAGACATTCTTTAATGCGGAGATCAAAGCGTCACGTACTATCAATGATCCAAAGGTAGCACTCAAAGCACTAGGTCAGTTCTACCATGAGAAGATGAACAAAGAAGTATCTAAGATGAAGAGTGTACAGAAACAGGCAGAGAGAAGAAAGCAACTGTATGATGGTCTAACATATCTTGAGGACAATGAACAGAAGTTCCATGCTATGTTCGCACTCTATAGAAAGATACAAGAGAGTAAACAGTTAGTCATTGATGCTCTGGATAAACTAGAGAAGTTCAAGACATATGTACAGACAGAGAATGGATACAGAGTGACAGCACCAGAAGGTTATGTACTACACCATGGTGGTGACATGATCAAACTTGTAAATAGAGTTGAGTTCTCATTCATTAATTTCACACTGGATAAGTCATGGAAATAATTGATTATAAATGTGTGTACTTTACTTTTGGTAGGTTCCAACCTCCAACCACAGGTCATGCGGATAACTTTAAGGCAGTAGCATCCAAGGCAGGGAAGTGTGACTACTACATTTACATGTCTCAGACAGTAGATAAGAAGGGATCTAATCCTCTACCAGTCGATAGGAAACTGTACTATGCTAAGAAGATGTTCCCTAATCTCAAAGATAAAATTAGATCTGCTAAAGGACCCGTGGAAGTCTTGTCGGAACTACAATCACAGGGCTATGATGATGCTTACTTGGTGGTAGGTAGTGATCGTGTAGGTGCTATGCAGTGGGTCAAGAAGTATAATGGTAAGGACTATACCTTCAGAAAGATAGAAGTTATATCTAGTGGAGAGCGTGATGCTGACGGAGATACCTTCTCTATATCTGGTACTAAAATGCGGAGAGCAGCAGCTGCGGGTGACTTCCAATCTTTCAAGGCAGGTATACCAAAGGGTCTAGGACCTAAGGAAACGCGGAATTTAATGGATGAAATAGCAGAACTGTTATAAATAAAACTGTAATGAAATTAGAGTTTGATGAAATCTTTCAGCGATTTCAAAACGATACGTAAAGAGGTCAAGGATCAGAACGTCCGTGATCAATATTATCGTGAAGAAATTTATAAAGTAGGTGAGTGGGTACTCACTGAAAAGGATAACGTAGGTAAGATCATTAGAAGAGGTCCTAACTATGTCATCTGTTTGACTGCTGAAGATACAAAGTTCCGTACATGGGTCAAAGATATTAAGGAAGTCTTTGAAATTGGTACGGATGCCTACAGGCAATATGTTATGTCGTTGACACCTGGTCAGAAGGTACAGAAACCTAAAGGCACAGAGAAGGTCAACCAAGTAATACCAACAGACCCCAAAAAAGATAAGATGGACAACCATGAATCCCTAGTTCAAGCCGCAGTTCAGGCATTGAACGAGTACTCACCAGTACCACCA